TTGTAGGTATCCGTGATTACTATGTAGAGATGGTCTATTGGACCTTCCCTAATTCTGCAGAATCTGCAACATTTAAATACCCTAATCAAGTGCTTATTTACAACTATAAGACTAATTCTTGGGCCTTTAATGACGATTGTATAACCATGTTCGGCTATTATGAGCAGCAACTAGGTACAACATGGTCTTCATTAACGATGCCTTGGAGCGACAACAATTCAACGTGGGGTTCAGGAGTCCAACAATCAGAATTTAGACAAGTAATCGCAGGTAATCAACAGGGCTATGTATTTATTGTAGATCCTGATACGCCTAATAATGCTCCGGTAATGTCTATAACAAACATTGTAGCTACTGGTACTAACAATATATTAACACTTACCGTTATAGATCATACTCTGCAAACACAAGTAGATAATAATGGCGATTATATTTATATAACTAATTGCCAGGGAGTAACAGGTATCAACGATAATATATATCCGGTGCAAGCCGTAGTTGATTCTAATACTATTCAGATTGCAGTTCCTGGTTATGCAAGTACATATTCAGGCGGTGGCAGTATAACGCGAGTCTCTATGATCGATATACTTACAAAACAGTTCAATCCATATATGGATCAAGGACGTGATGTTTATATAGCTAAAATAGATTTTGGTGTTTTAGCAACAAGTTCAGGAGAACTTACAGTCGATTATTCTCCTTCTGCTACGCCATTGTCTATGGTAAAAGATGGTGCCACTACTGGCACACTCATGGGTACAAGCGTATTGCAAACATATGCATATCCTGATGTGCCTATAGAATATACATCTACTAGACTTTGGCACCCATTGTATTTCCAAGTTGATGGTGAATGTATACAATTCGAGATATATCTATCTCAAGCGCAGATAACTAACACATTAATAGCGTTCCAAGATTTCTGGCTAGAAGGAATGGTTTTGCATTGTATGCCTGTTAGATCGAGACTATCATAAACGTTTAACCTGAAGGGAATTCATGGCCAATCCGACACAATATGGCGCATATATACCAACGACGAATGTTTGGGATACAGAATCTGAACATGTAAAGTCTATGGATGTTACTAAGCCAGAGTTCAAAGAACTACTTGTACGGCTCTTTCAGGATCTGAATCGCATGTCATTATCGGTGAATGTTCGTGATGCCGGGATATATGATACAAGTCAGTTCGTTAATGGACAGGTATACTTTCCGAATCCTACGAGCGGTACATCTGCTACGCAATCATCTAACTTTCGCCAAGTATATCGTACCGTTGTTAATATGGGTGCGTTAAAAAATACTGGAACTACAACAGCGGCCCATAATATAACCTGCGATGCGAATACTACTTTTACCAGAATATATGGAGTAGCTACAGATCCAGTAGGGCTGACATATATACCATTGCCTTACATTGATGTTAGCGGAGCGTTTAATATTCAGTTGTATGTAAATAGTACCAGTGTAAATATAGTAACAGCGAGCAATCGTAGTAACTTTACGATATGTTATGTTGTTTTAGAATATTTACTTTATTAAGGAATTAAGATGCCAAGTGTAAATCAACTCATGAATCCCATGTACCAAAAGGTCCAACAACAAGGAAATGCATGGACAGGATATAGTCCACAATTGATGACAACATCACCATATAACAAACAACAAATGAGTAATTTTGGCCAAGAAGGACAAATGGGCATGAAGGGTCTTCAGACTGGACAGATGCCAGGCGGTGTAAGTTTCGAACCATTAATGCAGAAAGCTATGACGCAGTTCAATACTCAAACAGTTCCTTCTCTTGCAGAACGCTTCACATCACTTGGCGGGCAAGGAGGGCAACGTTCTTCGGCTTTCCAAGGAGCCTTAGGACAAGCAGGTGCGGGCCTACAAGAGAATCTTGCTGCTATGGGTTCACAATACAATATGCAAATGCTCCCCATGCTGATGCAATTGCTTCAAATGGGTCAAACGCCGATGTATGAACAGCAATATATGCCAGGTCAAGAAGGATTTCTTTCTAAAGCTGGTACAGGATTTATGGAAGGGCTAGGTTCTGCTACACCTGCTGCCGCTACTGGTGGAATGGGTCCATTAATTTCATGGTTAAAAGGTCTTTTCGCACATTAAGGAGATAGAATGCCTTTACAAATATTGCCTCGTGAAACAAATTGGGGCGAATCATTAGGCGGAGGCCTTGGAAGAGGTCTGTCAAGCGGCATGCAAGCACTCGCAAATATGAAGATGCAGGAATATGCACAAAGACAACAAGCTGCAAAAAACGAAGCATTCTTTAATACATTGCCTGGCATGACACCAGAAAAAGCTAAGGCGTGGTCGGATGCGCCACTTGGCTTGCAACAAACTGGTTTAAAAGAGCTGATGAATGCACCGCGCAAAGAAGCATTTTCTACAGGATTGGGATTAATTAACAAATTAGGACAACCAGGTCAAGCATCTGATATTGATCAGCAACAACTGCAAGAAGCATTATCTAAAATGAATGCTGAAGATCAATATAAAACCATGCAACTAATCAATCAGCAAGAAGCAAATAAAATAAATGCAGCGGAAAAATTAGAAAAATCCCAACGCGCTAATAAAGAACTGGAACTTCAGGAATCAAATAAGATTACTCCATTCATAAAAACTGAACAGACTACCTCTAGTATAATTGGAGATGTAGGCAAAGATGCAAGAAGAATAAAACAAATTCTAATGAGACATAAAAAGGATTGGCCTAATTGGATTTCTGGGCTAATTCAGGGAGCAGCCGGTGGTAAGTTAACATTTAATCCAGAAATGAGAGAGTTTTATAAACTTACTTCTGCTCTGCCTGTTAAATTAGGAAATGCCTTAAAAGGACAGCCTACTAATATGAAAATCAAATTGGTAGCAGAAGGCAAGCCGGATATATCATCTCCTTGGCAGACTAATATGGATTTAGTTCAAACCCTTATAGATGCCGATGAAGAAAATAAAAAAAGAACTCTTTTTAGAATTAAACAAAAAAAGAATGACAAATATCCTGTAGATATAGATCAAAGAATGGCAGATTATGACGCTGCCGTTAATTCTCCTGAAGAATATCCAGAATTCTTCGAAAAATATCCTCGATTTAAGCCTAAAAATATGGCGCAACCTTCTGCACCAAAAGCAGCACCTGAAGTTAAGGTTGGTGCTAAATTAGATAAATTGCCGGCGGCAAGTGAATATCCTGGCATGGAAGGCATGTGGAACGGCAAGAAAGTAAAGTCTGATGGTAAATCTTGGAGGGCAGTATAACTATGCCTTTTGAAGTAACTAAACTCGGCGAACAACCAAGTGGCCGCTTTGAAGTAACCAAATTTGGAGAAGGCACAGCTCCTATGCAACAAGCGCAACCCGAAGAACCTGAAGGATGGGGCGGATATTTAGGCAGGAACTTGGGCGCAAAATTGCCTACTTATGGGTATGAAGCTGTTCGAACTGGATTGGGTGCTGGCAATATAGCTCAGCCATTAGCACGTGCAATGCTGCCTAATAGAGGCATTGTACAATTCAATGCAGAAGAGTTACGGAAAAATCCTTTATTTAGAAATACGCAACCTAACGAACAAGTTGATCTTACTCGTTTGTTGCCGTTTGTAGGGGGAGGAACTGCGCGGCAAGAAACAGCTTCAGTATTACCCAAAGTAATGACAGAACAAAGACCTGAAGATTGGTGGCCTGAATTTCTCATGAGCAAAGCAATTCCTTTGGCCTTGAATTTTCCGAAATCTTTGCCAGATGTTTTGCAGACTTTAGCTATGTATGGTGGAGGTAATTTAGCATCAAATATTATGGGTTCAGTTGCGCCATCAATCACTAAGAACGAAGATCTGCAAGAATTCTTAGAACAGGCTGCGGGTCTTGCTGGAGGACATTATACAGGCAAAGGAGTACGCGCATTAATGGAAGGTGCGACAGGAAGATTAGCGCCACGAGTAGAAGCGCATGAAAATGAATTGTTGAATAAGGAGATCGCAAAAGCTGAAGAACAATATCAAGCTCAGAAAACTGCTTACGAACAAAAAGAGCAGCAACGAGTTGAACAAGAAAAAGGTGCTACGGCTAAAATATACGCTCCAGCTCTAGAAGAGGCGCGTGCGCAAGAAGCAAAGATAATTAGTCAGTTGCCAAAAGAAAAAGATGCATTCGAACAAGGCAAGAGGGACCGTATAATCGCGGTAAATAAAGAAAAATATGCCTTTGAGCAAGAAAAGAAAAATCGTGTGTTAGAAACTCAGAAGGAAATAGCAGCATACGAAGACAATATAAAATCGTTATCCCAAAGACAAAATGAAGCTTATAAAGCTTCCGAACTAGTTAGAAATGGAGATTTGACAGGAGATGCTGAGCCAGTCATGGATGCAGCAAATAGAGCTG